TGACCCGAGAGTTCAAGCAGCTATCGAAGCATTTGATAATTTGAATGATTTAATCAATAGAATTCGTGATTTAATACCTACAATACAGCGTATTACTAACACGATACAAACTGTGATCGGAGTTGCCCAAGCAGTAAAAGCTGCGCAACTTCTTAACCCAGTAACTGCTCCAGCTGTTATTGCTGCAGAATTAGTAATTGTACAAAACATGACTATTGCAAATGCATTAATTGCAATTCAGCAGTTTAAACAAATTCCAACATTAATTGAAAATGCAATATTAGGATTAGGACCAACACTGTTAGATGTAGCACAACGTTTAGCAACTGTATGTGATGAAAATGGAATAGAATTTAACATTGACAATTTGAATTTAAATGCACTAGGTGAAATTGATGTTGATGGCGATGGTATTGGAGATTTAGGTATTGATCAACTTGATGGTTTACTTAAGCAGCAGCAAGATCTATTACAATCATTAGAAGAAGCTCCAAGTAAAGTATATTCTGACAATGGAGCACCGGGTTCAGATCTAGGAAAACCAGGCGATTATTATATTGATTTACAAAATAAATTGATATATGGTCCAAAGCCTACAAGAACAGATTGGGCAGATGGAATAAATTTTGAATAAAATTACAGTGTAAATATTTATTAAAAAAGAAGAAACTATGGATTCAAAAACATTAGTTAAAGTTTTAAAAAAAGTGGTAAGAGAAGAAGTTCGTTCTGTTATTAAAGAAGAACTTTCTGAAATCTTGCAAGAAGGGTTACAATCAACAATCAACGAAATGTCGCTTAGAGAAACAGCAACTCCAGCGCCACAAATTACAAAATCAAAGAAAAAGAAAATTGAATTTAAAAAAAATAAATTTTCAGACATTCTTAACGAAACAGATTTGTTGCGAGAACAATCGCCATATGGTGCGATGATGAATCAGCCATTAAATGAAAACATTACAATGACGTCAGCCGACGCACAAGGCTTTGGTGCAGTACGTGAAAAAATGCGTGCACAAATGATGGGCATTGAAACCCCTTCTGTAATGGCTGATCCAGAAACTGGCAAATCTTTACAAGTAGATCCAGTTGTAGCAAAAGCAATGACACGTGATTATTCAGCATTAATGAAAGCAATGGATAAGAAAAAAGGTAAAGGATAGGTAAATGGGTTTTAGAATAGAGTCTAGAGAGTCGTTTCGTAGAGATGATTCGCCAATTGCAATTAAGACGCAATTTGCTAAAGACAAACTATTCACACAATCATTTACTACAGATGATCAAGCAGTTTCTAATCTAAAGAATTTATTGCTAACCCGTAAGGGTGAACGATATAATTTACCAACTTTTGGATCTAGTTTGCTAAACTTAATATTTGAACCAAATACAGATCAATTAATTCAAGCAATACAAGATACTATTAAAGAAGCAGTTTCATTTTGGTTACCATATATACAAATTACCAATATCGATGTTACGACAGGACAAAGTAATGCAACGTTAGTACATCAGGTTAATGTATCAATATCATTTCTAGTAAAACCTACGGGTTCTGAATTAACTATTGCTGTTTTTGCAAATGAAAATGGCGACTTTGAAGTAGCGGAGAAATAAAATGGCGACTGAAATAAAGAAAGATGTAACATATTTAGGAAAAGATTTTGGTCAATTTAGAAAAAATCTAATTGATTTTACCAAACAATATTTTCCAGATACCTATCGAGATTTTAACGAATCATCGCCTGGAATGTTATTTTTAGAATTAGCATCATATGTTGGTGATGTTTTATCATATTATACTGATACTAATCTAAAAGAGTCATTTTTACAACATGCACAAGAAGAAGGTAATGTATTTGACATTGCTAGATCATTAGGATATAATGTAAAAGCGTCGACGCCAGCATATACCAATATTGATGTATTTCAACTACTTCCAGCTTCGGGGTCTGGGGATGCAGTTGCTCCAGATTTTAGATATTCATTATCGATACGTGCAGGAATGCAAATAAAACAAGAGTCAGGTGATGCTACTTTCAGAACATTAGACTCAATAGATTTTGGGTTTTCTTCTTCATTTGATCCAACTGAAATCACAATATATGAAACTAATGATGCTACTAATGCACCTACGTATTATTTAGCTAAAAAAACAGTGCGAGGTGTATCCGGAACAGTAAGAACGTCGACCTTTACATTTAATGCACCTGTTGCATATGATAAAGTTGTATTGCCAGACACTAACGTTATTGATATAGTTTCGGTAGAAGAATCAGATGGAGATAATTGGTACCATGTTCCTTATTTAGCTCAAGATACTGTTTTTGAAGAAGTTCCAAATTTAGCAGAAAATGATCCAGACTTAAATGTATATAGAGCGAGTGCTCCATATCTTTTAAAAATGAGAAAATCTTCTAAACGATTTGTTACTAGACTTAGACAAGACCGTTTAACAGAACTTCAATTTGGTGCAGGTGTTTCTGATAATAATGATGAAGAAATTATTCCTAACCCAGACAATGTAGGATCTGGATTAGCTGGGTTTAGACGAAGTATTGATGTTGATATAGATCCATCAAACTTTTTATATACACGAGCATATGGACAAGCTCCTGCTAACACAACTCTTACAGTTACATATACAGTAGGAGGCGGATTTGCTGACAATGTAGAAGCAAATACATTAACATCAATTTCTTCAGTAAGTTATGACGATGATCCAAATGCTGACATATCAGGCGGTGTATTAAATTTTGTTAAGAGTTCAATTGCAGCAAATAACCCAGAGCCAGCACGAGGAGCAAAATCAACAGATAACATTGAGGATATTAAAAATAATGCATTAGCTAATTTTGCAACACAAAACAGATTAGTAACACGAGAAGATTATATTATTAGAGCATATTCAATGCCAGCTCGTTTTGGTAGCATTGCAAAAGCATACATTGTTCCTGATGATCAAATCGCTCAGGACGATTTAGAAGAAAAGCGTGTTGCAAATCCATTAGCAATGAATCTTTATGTATTAGGATATGATGCAACTAAAAAGTTAGTTAATTTAAATGATGCTGTAAAAGAAAATTTAAAAACATATCTTGGAAATTATCGTATATTAACGGATGCAGTTAACATAAAAAATGCATTTATTATCAATATTGGTGTTAATTTTGAAATTAGTGCTAGAGCAAATTATAATAGTAATGATGTTCTACTTCGTTGTGTTGATCGTCTAAAGCGTTATTTTGACATTTCAAAATGGCAGGTCAATCAACCAATAATTAAATCTGAAATATTGAATGCTTTAGGTAATGTTGATGGTGTTCAGTCAGTGTTAGATGTACAATTTACAAATTTATATGACACAACCCAAAATTATTCTGGAAATATATACGATTTAAATACGGCAGAAAAGAATGGCGTTATATATCCATCATTAGATCCTTCAATTTTTGAAGTTAAATTTCCAAACCAAGACATCAAAGGACGAATAGTATCTTACTAAGGAATATTTATTATAAATAAACTAGTAAGGATAACTCATGTTCAGAATATTTTACGCAGAAAAAGATGCTACATTATATGAATCGGTACCGACACTTAATACTGGTATCGATGAAATTCTTGAAGTAGGCAAACGCATTAATACTTCTGGAGATGCTTATGTACGAAGTAGGTCTCTTCTTAAGTTTGATATGTCTGAAATTCAATCGACATTAACAAAATATTCTACAACTTTAGATGCATGTAAGTTTGTTTTACAACTATATACTTCTCACGCAAAAAAACTTTCTTCAGAATATACAGTTGAAGCAAAAATTGCATATGATTCTTGGGTGAATGGTGTTGGTTTTGAAAATTCATCGCCTTCTATTACCGATGGCGTTTCTTGGCAATATCCTGCTTCAGGTTCATCATGGACTACATCAGGTGATGTTACGCCATCTTTAAAAATTACCGGAAGCCAAGGTGGTAGCTGGATATATCAAAGTGGGTCTGCATCATATGACTTAACGCAATATGACCAAAGTTTTTATACACAACCGGGCTTAGAAGAACAAGAGTCATTTAGTTATCGTCCTACTGATATTAACATGGATGTAACAGATGCAGTTAAATTATGGATTAGCGGTAGTGCAGGAACAACAATTTCAAATAATGGATTCTTGCTTAAATTTTCTGATGCTGATGAAGCGTCTGGTGACACTACTGGATATGTAAGATTCTTTAGTAGAGAAACTCATACCATATATGTTCCAAAGCTAACCATGTATTGGGATCAGTCAGCGTATTCTAGCACGTTAGACGCACTTGATTTAGAATCGAATATCATTTACCCAAAAATTAACAAATCGTATAAAGACACGGAAATAGCTCGTATACGCTTTTATGGACGAGATAAATATCCACAAAAATCAGCTACAAATTTATTTCCATTACAGACAGTTAAGCGCTTGCCAGAGACTACATATTATTCAGTTGTTGATGCTGCTACAGATGAAACAATAATTCCATTTGACGATATTTATACTAAAGTGAGTTGTGATGAGACCAGCAACTTCATTTATTTGGATATGAATGGGTTGATGCCAGAGCGTTATTATCGCATAGCATTAAAAATTGTTGATGGATTCACAGAACAGTATATTGATAATGAATATTATTTTAAAGTAGTTAGATAATGGCAGACGGAACACAATATAATAGCACTAGACTGACAAGCAAGCCCGTTTTAAAAGATCCTGCTAGATTTCAATTTGCAAGTGATGGCGAACAAGTTACATATGAACAAAGAGGTTTAGATTATGTATCTAATTTGCCTTTTGTTAATAAACGAGATGCAGCTGGGAATCTTGTAATCAACGGCACAGTACAACCAGTAACTGACGAAGAAGCTGCAGGATATAATGAATCGGTGATTTTAGAATTGAACGATCGTTTGTATACAAATAGTTCTGTTACTAGAGCAATTGATACGCAGTTCAAATATTTTAAATTTCCTCCCACAATTATTTCAAGGCAAACTGATATTGGCGAGATTGATGTTGAAATACCAGAAGAAGAAGAAGGATTCGATCCGTTCAGTGCAAGATATACGCCAGACCCAGAAGGTTGGTTCAATTTCCCATATGGTGGAGGTGCTGATGTTTGGAGTGCTACAAACGCAGGTGATGGACAGTATACAAGTTTAGAATTTGATTACATACTTAAAGGACCGCAGCAGTCATTTCCGAAAAGATATACCATTACGCCGGAAATGATAGAAACAGGAAAAGATTTACGAATTACATACAAAGTTCCTGTGCATAATAATATGCCGCCAGGGCCTGACGTAACTGTTGATGCGTATTCTCCTGCACGAGTTGCTGCAAGTGTATTAACTACGGCTTATAATGGTGTAGATGCTGCTGTTGCTGAATTAACATCTATCAGAGATGTATTTAATGGTCTTGTAACAACGGCTTCATTTAATGGCGGCGGAAGTGTTGGTTATACATATGCGCAAATTGTGTCTCAGTATCAAAGGTTCGGTTTTCCCACTTCTATTTATGTTAGCAGTTTAACCCAGGCCAAAAGCTCTTTTATAAATGGCATTGCTTCAACAATCAATCAACTTAGTCAACCGGTTGAACCAGAATTAAATCGAATCAGTAGAGAGAGTGATGCTCAAGGGTTCTTGACTGGATCGGTTCACTTTGATATAGCAAATACAAGTTTTGTTCCTACAGCTTTACGTAATGTGGCTGTCCTCGTAAATTCAATTAATGCTATAAGAAATCAAGTCACTACACTCCAAAGGAACACGGGTTTCGGCTTTAACAGTGGCCCAAGCACTAGCTACCGTATAGCTCTTGATGTGTTCAATCAACAATTAGCAACTTTAGTTCTTCCTAGAATTGCAAATCTGTCTCTAGTAACCACTTTTCAAAATGCACAAAATATAGTAACAAAATCTCAAACTACGCTACCAAATCCAAATTCACCATCTATATATTTCTTTACACGACTACAACGTCATGCCCCTGATTATGTTCCTGGGTTCACTAATTTAGCACGTGCTAGTAAATATGTAAGACCACAAGTATGGGATGCGTTGCGTGGAGAAACAATTGTTAGAAATCAAGACTTAATACCATGGTCGACATGGTTTGTAGAAGGTTATAGTACTAAAAATAATACTTGGAGTAGTCAGAATGAAAGAAGTGAAGGTGGATTTTATTATGGATCACAAGCATATTTCACTGTTGATTTAATAGACCCTGAATAGAGACAATAACGTATGTTAACAAAATTTAAAAATATTGACAAGATACTTAGTGCTACGAAAGCTACGCAGGGACAACATTTTCTAGACAAAGAAATTGGTTTATTTACTTCAGCTGCTAAAAAATTTGCGTGGAAGAACAATTTCTTTAATCTCGGAAAGACTACTAGTACTGTAGAATTGCATGTATATTCTGGAGACACATGGCTCACTGGCAATCACAGAACTAATTTTAAAACTAAAAACCAAGTTACCTTTACCGATCCTGCAGACGGCACTCTATATCGTTTACCAGCCAAACCATGGGAATTAAATCTATTTGAAGAATTCAATGAATTAGGAATTCAAAAAGGTGAGTATAGAATTGCTTTAAATTTCTATACTAATCTTATTGGTTCATATGAATCACAAAAATTAAAGATAGATGAAATTTCACCGGACCGTACAGAACTTCGTTTAAGATCAATTGATCCGGATGATTCTGAATTTCTTGAACAAATTACAGATTACATACAAGAAGTTGGAAATAGTGTTGATCGTTTAACATCAACCGCATCATATCGTACTCTGCTTGTTAATTTTAGTAGAAACCAAACTGCATTGTTTTCTAACAGTGTAGTAATTGGAGAATATGTTTATGTAAAATTACATGAGCCATTAGCAGATGATATTGAAAAAGATTTCAAATGTTGGATAGTTGAAGAACAACGCCCTACATACATTGATCGTGTTACGTTAGAAACGTTTGGGTTAGGTTTAGCAGGAACAACAAGAAAATTATCAGGGCCGAATTGGGATGCATCCGATCGTGCTAGCACAAGTACGGACACTGGGTTAAAGAATTGGAATGACATATTAGGATCAAGTGTTTCAACGTCACAACAATTAGTTGATTCGGTATTTTCTGGAAGTCTTGCTGGCATTGATTTGAATATTGATTATTCAGATTTTAATAACTTTGTATTTTATAGCTCAGCCACAGAACGTGTTAAAAACTTTCATTATAAAATTGAATTAATTGAATATTACAATTCAAAATTAAGTACATTAGGATCTATATCAGGCAGCACAGCTGTTACTAACATTGAAGAATTTACAAATCTTAAAAATGCATTGATTGGTGGGTTTGATGAATTTGAAAAGTATCTTTATTTCGAATCATCATCAACCCCATTTACATATGATCTACCATTAGCAGACCCTAATGTTTCATATATAACAGGTAGTTATATTGATCCATGGCCTAAGACAACAACATCTCGTCCGCATACATTGTATAGCAGCACAGCAAGCATTGCTCAAGAATGGTATTCAACATTGTTAAACAATACAGATTTATATGATAGAGCAAATTATAATTCTTTGATTAACGGCGTTCCGTTGTATTTACGAACTAATCCTGACAATGAAGGTTTAGAAACTTTTATTCATATGTTAGGACAACATTATGATATTATTTATACATACATTCGCAATGTTTCTAAAATATATTCTAGAGATGAACACCCAAAATATGGCGTTCCAAATGAATTACTTTATTCTGTAGCAAAACAGTTTGGTTGGTCGTTAACGGATGGAAATCAATACAAAGATCTTTGGGAATATGTTTTAGGTACTAACGAAGCAGGAATTCCTATTACTGGTTCTAATACGGTAGGTGATGCATCATTACCAGGCAAGGATATGACGTACCACGTATGGCGTCGCATTGTTAACAACTTGCCAGGACTATTAAAATCAAAAGGAACTAAACGAAGCGTAAAAGCATTATTATCATGTTACGGAATACCACAGAGCATGATATCAATCAATGAATATGGTGGACCTAGATTAGAACGGCCTCCAGTTTATGAAAAATTGAATTTTGACTATGCATTAGACTTAATTCAAAATGCTGCTGGTACAGTAACAGTTGATTATGATCAACCAATTAATTCAGTAGAACTTCGTTTCCGAACAGACAATGTATTAACAAACCCAGCATTGCCAAGCACAATGAATTTATTTTCAGTAGATTCAAACGATGTTACTTTAGATTTTACGCGCGGTACATTAGGAACTATTCAAATCAACGGCACGAGTTCGGCTGATATTGAAATGTTTGATGGTGGATGGTTGAATGTATTATTAAGAAGTGGTAGTAACGCATCATTAGAAGTTGTTGCTAAAAAATCAAAATATGGAAAAATTGTAGCAGCAGTATCTGCTTCTGCAACAGCATCATTTGCATCAACAGGCACAGTAACACTCGGTGGTACTGGTAATGGTGCACGTCTTAAAGGACAGCTTCAAGAATTGAGACTTTGGTCATCTAGTTTACAAGATTCGCCATTTAATAATCATACAAAAGCACCGGCTGCATATGATGGCAATGTTGATGCATATGATGAATTAGTATTCCGTTTGCCACTAACAGAAAAAACCAATCACACAACGGCTGTTACAATGTCAGGTGTTGAACCTAATCTGTCAGGAATATCAGCTTCATTTGCAAGTTGGACTAATGCAGAACCATATGACTCAATTGAAGAAACATATTATTATGACGGAATTTCTTTGGCTGCTGGAACATTTGATGACAACAAGATTAGATTGGAAGATAATGAATTGGTCGGAACATTGGATGTTAAATCTAGAGCAGAAAGAAGCCAATTTGATAAAGCTCCATTAGATTCAAACCGTTTAGGAGTATATTTTTCTCCTCAAACAATGATCGATGAGGATATTATTGCACAACTTGGATTTACTGAATTAGATTCATATATTGGCGATCCTGGCCAGCAATATGAACGTTCATACCCAGATCTAATTAAAGCTGCGCAAAAATATTGGAAGAAATATGAAACAAAGAATGATCTTAATGCATATATCAAAATATTTACGTTGTTTGATCTTTCTTTTTTCAAACAATTAGATCAATTACTTCCAGCACGTGCTGATAAAATAACTGGGTTATTAGTTCAACCTAATATTCTAGAAAGAAACAAAGATTCATTTGCTCCAAGAGTACGACGAAAAGACGTTGCATATAATTCAGAGTTGGATATAAATGAAACAACAGTGTTGTCGGCAAGTAGACCACAATATGAAATACCATTTCCAATTCCAATTGTACCAAGTGGATTATATGATGATTATTTTTCTGTAGCTGATGTTAATTTTTTAAATTTATCATCACAAAATGATAGTCAGTATGTAGCATTTTTAACTCGTAGTGCAGCTGAAAAATACAACGGATATGCAGGAACATTTTTCCATCCAATTACTAGCAGTGTTACATCTACAACAAGAGAAAGTCTTAGTTATGTTGAATACCGCAAATCAACATATGGTATTACATATCCAATAGAAATCGGAAGTGGTTCTGCAGAAACTGGTAGTGATGAAATAGTATTTGAATCAGCTGAGACGGTTGGTACTGAAGCTGAATCGAGATATATAACATCATCTATATTTTATGCATTTGGGTCTTCGTCATATTCAACTAATCCTAAATCAGCTGAAAACCCATGGGAATTTGGTTCTGGTGATGTTATATTTGTGCAAATTGTTTCTAGTTCAAATGATGTTACGATTGATACTGGCGAAGAACGCACATATTTACGTGATATTACATTGCCACTGCCTGCGATGGGTCCTTCTGCAGAAGAAACATCTACTTTTTATGAAGTTATTAATAACAACGCTTCTCGACCAAAAAATGGTGGTGGAAATCTTTTTTGGGATTTATTATATGAATACTTAGATACATATCGAACAACTAATTCAGAATATCCAGATAATTCTACATTCTTTAGTTTACCAATTGCAGTAGACATTGAGAAATATGGCGCCTTGAGTTCAATACAAATAGAATTGCAAATTGGAAGCGGAAGTACCAGTACACCAGATAGTGATTTTGTTGCTGCAATATCTTCAAATCCAGTTGAGCTAACCCCTGCAGGGGGGGCTTCTACAGAAACCGGAACATTTACTTTTAATACGACCATGGATGATTTATATGCTGCATTAACACGTACCGATAGTTGGGCAGCACCAGGTTCAACAGTGTTTGCTAAAATGACAATGACATTTACGCCATCTAGCGGTGATTTTAATAATGATATTATTGGTATACAAACATTACAACATCTTGGTACATCGTTGCCTTTATCATACATTTTAGCAAATATTTCATCTTCTAGAATAGATAATTCAAATATATTTGCTGAAACAACGTCTTCTGCAGAACTATTCCCATATTCAATATGGACTACAACGGGAAGTTTTGATGCTGATTTAGAAGGAATAGATATATATAATATCGTTCCTAGTGCATCTCGTATTGATGTTTCATTTTCAAGTTCAGTTTCAGCAAGTATTCTATCAGCTGCTGGAAATAATTTTATTGAATTCACTGGATATGATATTCAATTTGTAAAATGGGGCGTATCAGGAAGTTTACCAAATTATCCAGGACAACCAGATAAACCATTGACAATGATAGATAACAAATTAATTATCGATAGTAACCAAATCAATTTAAGCACATATAGGACAGGTTCTGCAGCTTGGGACGTTAATAATATTTATCCAAGTGGCGGAAATACAGCTACTTATGGTAATCCTGATTTTCCGGTATTCCCTGCAGGAGCAGACGATGTTGATGAGTATCTTAGTGATTTATTATTTACTCAATTAACATATTCGACTATGTCAATTACATTGCAACCACAAATAACATCAAGTTTATATACTACAAGTAGTGAAGTGGCTAGATCTAAAATTGATTCTGTTACATTTTATTATACATACTCTGGGTCAGCGGTTACTGGAAGTGTTACGACGGGGTATATTGTTGTATCTGGGTCAGACATATTAACACCCGACATAAATGGAAATCCGGTGAGAGGCGTTGATATCAATGGTCCTGCGCAGGTTCAAGATTTTATCGGTATTGGAGCAGAAAATTCATTATATAATGGAAGCAAAATGACTTCTAGAGGATTTAATATTGAAAGTCCAGACACAATAGATGGTGGCCCGGTAGTTGAAACAAGACAATCTAATCCAAATCAATTAATATATCAATCTCCGGGTGAAAATGGTAGTTTTTCATTATCAGGACAATAATCGTTATTTTTTACAATGAAAATATTTATATGAAATAAAAGGTGAATAACAATGGGATATTTAAATAATAGTTCAGTAACAGTAGACGCAATTCTAACTAAAAAAGGTAGAGAATTGTTAGCTAAAGGACGAAGTAACTTTAATATTACACAGTTTGCGGTTGCAGATGATGAAATTGATTATGATTTATGGAATCCAGCTCATCCGCTTGGTACAGATTATTATGGCACAATCATTGAAAATATGCCGATAGTTGAAGCAGTGCCAGATGAAACTCAAATGTTGAAGTATAAACTTATTACGCTTCCAAAGAAAACTACAAAAATACCGGTAGTTACAGTAGGTAATACTTCAATTACATTAGTGGCAGAAGGGGACATTGCAGTGATTAGTCCAAATACATCTAATTTTACTGGAGGAAATGCATCATTGGGGTATACAGCAATTCTTTCAAATTCAGATGTTGCTGATATTAGAATAGCACCAGGCGGCGAACTTCAAACATCAGTGTTGCCGACAGCGCCTAGATTTATTGGAGATAATGAAGATGCTCAAAGTGTTGCAGTGTCAGGAAGATCATTTGAAGTTGTTGCAAAACGACAAATTGTAGATAAGACTGCAACTATTACTATCATAGGTAATGAAACGGGTGGAAGCACAACAATTAATTTAACAGTTAAAGCAACAACAATACAGACATCCGCTGCAACTTCGGCCTTAAGTTAAATATTACAGGAATAACATCATGAACATAAAACAATTAAAACAATTACCTAAAGTAAGTCAGCGTGTCGTTGGCCCGGCTGTACCACAGACAACTTTTCAGAATTTGTCAGATGCACAGGCGAATGCAACAAGACTAACAGCAGCTGCAGCTAATCAAGCGCCTGATTTACAAGGAGCAGGAATACAAGAACAAATTAATGCATTAGCTGAAAGACGTGCACAAGAAATCATTCGAGAACAACAACAAGCTAGAATTCTTGCACGTAACGGCAGGACATTTACAAAATTTGATCCAGTTAATGATGTTATTGACAATCAAACAGAAGTTGTTACTGCTGGTCTTTGGAGTGATGGAATTGCAAATTTAATAACCCATCATACAAGCTCAGCACAAACAACATCACAACGTAGATATTATGTTGATGTATATCAAAAAAATACGTCATTAACAGGTTCAGCTGTACAATATTCTATAGCTTACGGCCATGCTTTGGGTAGTGGATCTGATTCACAAGGACAACTTAATGATTCTCCGAGTCGAGCAGTATATTCACAATACAAACAATTATTACTAGAGACAACAGATACAAGATTTACAGTTAATGGCGTAGACACAAATTCTATTTATGTAATTAATTTTAGTAGAGCTAGAACAAAAGAAAAATTAGATCCAGGTAATTTTGAATTGCCATTAACAAGTATTTCTTCAAGAGATACAAATGCAACAGGTTCTGTAGTTACTGGAAGTGATGTTTTTACGCTTATTGATGATTCGGGAAATAGTGGTGCACCTGCAGTTGGATCATCTGGTAGACTTTACAATATTGTGTCGGGTTCAATTAACGGCGGAATTTATAATCCAAACTCGCCAGTATATTATGGTCTTGTTTATCCAGATTATGGTATAATGGTATTGAATGCTCAAACATTAGATGCTAATTTAGGATTTACAACCAATACTGGTTCAAGTTCGGAAGGTAATAATCATTTTGCATTATTCCATTCAATTTCAGGATCAGGAGTACTTACAAATCCTGCTACGTCAGACCCATATGGATTCCAAGCAAGAAATGCTGAAACTATTACAAGTGCACATTACTTTGTAAGAATTAAAAATGCAGAATATAATTTCTCAAATAATCCATCATTTACTACCGGTAGTGTTGGAGAATTTGCTCAGTCGACATTTGTAGGAGATCCAAAAGTTTATATTACTACAATTGGAATGTATAATGATCGAAGAGAATTATTAGCAGTAGCAAAATTATCACAACCATTATTGAAGTCATTTAAAAATGAAGCACTTATCAGAATAAAACTTGATTTTTAATTTAACACATAACTGAATTGAGGCCCTTTATATTTATTATAAATGTAAAGGGCTTTTTACTGAATAATGGCAACAAGAAGATCAAATACTAAAGGCCGTAGAGAAGATAAATATAAAGGAAATTATCCTTCTGTATTTAAAAAAATAGAACAATCTGATTTTAAGAAACAAAATTTTGTTACAAATAAATTATTTTTGTTTAATTCTGGAAGCTCTACTGGTAGTGCATTACCATTAGAAGCAAGATATACTAATCGAAATTTTCTTCCTGCTTTAGGATCTGAGTTAACATTTAATGATGCTGCAAATATTGATGGTTCATTACAAAGTGTTACATATTTTTCTATAGATCATTTATATTATCGCAGAAAAGATCAACCTAGTAAAACTTTTGGTCCTACTGATTTAAATCGTACAAAAAAACATTTATATGAATCTGCATCAGTATTTGTAATACCACAACTTAAAATTGGTGAAGGTATTAAACCAGCATCATTTCAATTCACCGGGTCAGGATTAAATTTATCAGCTGATCGATATAGCAATATAATTGATGATGGGTTTGATTCGTCTTCAATTGTTTCAGATGTAAAATTTTATGAAGGATTCAATGAATATTTTGATACTTCAAGAATTAAATATGAAATAGAAACGGGTGTTACTTATCCTGCAGGAATTCCTACTACAGATAGTAAAACAGCTGTTGGTCGCCGTGCACATTTTGAAGGCGCGGGGCATATTCAAAGTGCGTTACTTGGTTATTATGATAGACAACATGATTATGCAATATCATTTTTCGTATCAGGTTCTAACATTGACAGTAACAATCAAATTGTTATTGCAAAACAATCTGGTTCGATTGACAGATACCCATTCAGTATTCAGTTAAGTGGTAGTAATGAAATAGAATTTAAAGTATCTTCTGATTCTTCTCTTAATGCTACGCTGTCAGCAACTAGCAGTGTAGATGAATGGACTCACGTAGTTTGCCAAAAATCAGGAAGTGAAATACAAATTTGGATGAATGCTGGATTACATGTTTCGTCATCTCATGATTTCTTGTTATATGGCGTTAATACATTATATACAGCATCAGGACGAATCAATAATGATTATCCGGTAAACATTGGTGGTCTTAGCCCCAATACATCAAATCTTACAGGTGATCTAGATGAAATAAGAATCTTTAATAAGTCACTAACTGAGTCGGAGATAAGTGCGTTATCGGACCGTACGGAGAACGGAACGTTTTTGCAAACAAATCATGTAGGAAATGTGTTTGATAAACATGGAACAATTGTTATTTCTAGTGCACATTATAAATATGATGATTTAACTGTAGCACCATATTCTGCAAGTTATCGAAGTACACTTACTTCTATAGAATATTCAACATTATGTAGAATATCTAAAGATGATTTTAATTTAACACTCAATCCATCAACTCTACAAGATAATGGTGTTGATTATGACACATATGTTTCTAGTAGCGATTTTGCACCATATATAACAACAATTGGATTGTATAATGATGCCGGGCAATTATTAGCAACAGGAAAGTTAGCATCACCATTACGTAAACGGGATGATATTGATATGAATATTTTATTGAGGTTTGATACTGACGCATGATACGACTTAAAACAATATTAGAACAATCCTCGCGCGAAGAACAAGTTGATTCTTTGTTAGAAAAAATTAAAAACAAACAGTTTGAAAGAATTGGTGCTGGCGATAATGGCATTGTATATGCAATTCAAGGAACTGATTATGTATTTAAAATTACAAGAGAGCGTGATGAATTTGAGGTTGCATCAGTAATCGTAGGACGAGAATCTGAATTTACATGTTTTGTTCCGGTAATGTATGTAAATGATTCTGAGAAAATGTATATCATGCGAAATGCAGATCCATTACCCTCACAATATAAAACTGCTATTGATAATTTTTATGCTCGATATACTAAATTTGCATTAGATATGCAAGGCGAGGTTAGCATATTTGATTATTTGGATGCAGAAGGTTCTCGCGAGACAGAAAAACTGTTAGTTGATTTCTTGAGACGATTACAACAACAAGTAGAACGAACAGGAATTGCAGAATTTGATTTAGATTTAGACTTTAAATCAGACAACGTAATGATATATCAATCGAAAATGGTGTTAGTTGATTGGTAAATATTTATACATATAGGAGTATACTATGATTAAGTTAACAACACTATTAATAGAACAAAAATATAAATATAAGTGGGTACCATTGCAACAAGCATTGCCAGCAAATGCAGTAAATGGGTATCGTTTAAAATATAAAGAACGAGGCGAAGGAGTTTTAGTTGACGAATCTGATTTAAAATATATGTTTAGTGATTCTAGGTTTGCAACGAAATATAAAAATAAAGATTATGTATTTTATATCTCTGAAGTTAGAGGTACATCCAGAAAAAAAGTGTATATTGCATATGTTTACAGACGTGATAATCTGCCAGCAAATATTAGACTATTTTTTACTCTCGGAATTGGTCCTACTTTTACAGTTAATAATGTTCCGGTGTTTTTAAGTAGTCAAGAAAAAGAAGTATCAGGTAAAAAAAGTGGTGAAGTTCCTGTTGCTGATGGTGATGAAGAAAAAAAGAAAGCAGAGGCGGCGCGCTTAGAAGCTGAAAAAAAGGCTGAAGAAGAAGCAAAGAAAGCAGTGGAAAAAGAAACAACAGACACTGAAATTGAAACATCGATATATAAAGTAGTATCCGGTGACACGTTAGCTAAAATTGCAAAGAAACATGGTATGTCATTAGATGATATTATAAAACTAAATCCGCAAATACAAGATCCAAACAAAATCTTTCCAGGACAATCAATTAATATTTCGGCCGAAGCTGTTATTAGTCCGCAGGTAGGTGTTGATAAAGAAAAAGATGTTGCCCCAGAAACTAATAGTGGTGACCGGATTACAGCCGGATATGCAATATCACCGAGTATACAAAAAATTGCAAAAGATATTCATACTGCTGCAAATTATATAGGATTCGGCGGAACAAACACAGAATTATTTGATTCAGCATTTGATAAAATGAAAACAGTACCAGATGCATTTCTAGTAAATTTAGAACTTGCAAGACTAGAAGGAAATGCAGCATATGATTTAGAATATGTAATTAGAGGTGAGTTTAGTATATTGAGTGGTGAAGATGAAAGATTACTAAAATTAAGCAGGTTAGTTGGAATTGATGATAATGGAGATATAAATCGGCCTGATAAGTCTTTAATGAAAAAAGCTGCTAATCAACACGTGTCTGATCAAAATATTGATATATCAACATTAGGTCGTAGGAAGCCTGGAGAATATTAAAATATAAAACAAAACAAGTTATGGCAAAAAATCATTGGAACTCGAAGTCAAAAACGAGACAGGAAGCATATAAATACGGTTATAAATCTGGATTAGAACATAAAGTTGCAGATGCTCTTAAAGAGATTAATTATCCAGTTAATTACGAAACTGAAACACTTCATTATACAGTACCAGAATCAAAACATAAATATACACCTGACTTTGTATTTACACGTAAAGATGGCGGTACCATGTACATTGAAACAAAAGGACGTTGGACTACTGCAGATCGTAAAAAAATGAAATATGTTTTACAATGCAATCCTGACATTGATATTCGCATAGTATTTCAAAATCCAAATCAAAAAATATCAAAAGGTAGTAAAACATCATATGAAGCATATGCTCTTAAAATGGGTATAAAACACGTTGCAAAGAAAATGATTCCTGCAGAATGGTTGGCAGAATGTTGCCAATTGGATGAAATTCCAACCGAAAAGAAAACTTTTTTTAAATTTTGATTGGAAGTGTGAAAAAAATTCATTATTTTCTAATGTAAGTAATGGCATTTAATTAATTGAATGAATGAAATGTTTAATGTAATGAATTCGTTAGACCAGGAATGAAATGAATGGGATGACATAAATTAATAATTATTATATTAATAAACCAGATCTTTTGAATCGTTCTGTGTTTTCATTATATTATATTAATGAAGAATCTAAAATTATTACAATTACTTGAAACAGTACTAGGTAAAGGTAAGCCAACATCACGAGGCAATATTTCATTCTTCTCTCCTTTTATCTCACATCATAAACCAAAATTAGAAGTACGATCAACACCAGATGAAAATGGTGATTATACATGGCATTGTTGGGTTTCTGATAAACGTGGTAAATCAATTTATACTTTATTCAAAGCACTAAATCAACCAAAAGAAAAGTTCGAGCAACTTGCAAGAATAATTCAAACAACAAGATATCGGATTGAAAAGCAAGAAGAACGAGATACTGTATTACAATTACCAGAACAATATCATCCTTTGTGGGTGTATAAAAAATCATATGAATACAATGCAGCAATGCATTATTTGAAAGGAAGAGGTGTTACGGTTTTTGATATTATTAAATATAGGATAGGGTATGCAGAAGAAGGACAATATGCAAAACGAATCATTATCCCAAGTTATGATTCTAACGGTAACCTTAATTATTTTGTATCTCGTATTTACCGTGATAGAGAAGGTATGAAACATAAAAATCCTACAGTATCAAAAGATATTATTGGATTTGAAATGATGATTAACTGGAGAGAACCAATTGTACTTTGTGAAGGTTCTTTTGATGCAATTGCAATTAAAAGAAATGCAATACCGTTATTTGGGAAACAAATTCAACCAGAATTACAAAAGAAAATTATCGAAGAACATG